GTTAGCTCCTCCACCAGTAACCGTCATTGCACCAGCTGGCGAGATCGTACCGGCTAAGGTTCCGAGCGTTCCAGCAGCAGTGCTTTGGATACTGCCAAAGTTTGCAGCTGCTCCAGTTGTTACCGCAGCGGCTGGGACAGCATCAGCTTGTGTGTAGGACTGGCTGAAGGAAAACGCAGCACCTGGAACGTCTTGAGTAGCAGCAATGGTTCCTGGAGCGTAAACACCGCTTGTAATAGTCCCTGCCGAGACAGTGTTTGCAGTGGTGCCGTCTGTGGTGTCGATGTTTGAACCACTGATGCTAAATGTGCTTCCAATGCGATCTGCGGTTGTTACCGCTCCACCAACCTGGAGCGAGATAGAGCTTTGGATCTTATGAGTCAGATCAGCGTGAGCTGCTGGGGCAAAACTCAACGCAATTGCTAGAAGAGCTAGACGTTTCATTTTGTCGGGGGCGTTTTGACAGGTGGCTCAACTTTAGGCGGTGTTTTCTTTTGTTGATTAGCTGCTTTACGTTCAATACCGAAAGAAGCCATTGCACCGGTTAAAAGGCTCGCCACGAACGTATTGTCCATTTTCATTTGAGGGAAAATCCCCAAATAAGAGATGGTTAGCAATGTTGCGCTCCAAATCAAGACAGAGCATTTGACAAGATCTGCCGTTGAGAAGCCGTCTTTTTCGTCAATTTCTTCATTGTCCTTTGGATCTGCCATGATTGGTTGACGCTATAGGTCGATGGTGGTCGAGGTTTTTGCTGCTGTTGCTGGTGCGTCGATTGGTGTAGCCGGTCTGGGGATTGTCCGCGCT